ATTTTCAGCTTGGCTATCAGGAAGACGGGGCTCTACGCTATGGCGCCAACTGGCGCGGCATCATGTTCCGTAAGACGTATGCGGAGCTTGAGGAGCTACAGGGCCGGGCTATGGAGATATTCCCCCAATCAGGCGGCTTCTTCAAAAGCCAGGCGAGCGTAGATTACCCATACTCAAATTGCTGGTATTGGCCGTCAGGCGCCAGCGTGAAGATGCGCTATATCGAGAATGAGAGGGATTATGGGCGATACCACGGGCACCAATACACGGGCATTAGCTTTGACGAGGTTACGGAGTACGCAACTCCTAGCGGCCTCCTCCGTATGCTCAGCACTCTCCGCTCTGCTGCTGGCGTTCCGTGTACAGTTAGGCTCACCGGCAATCCCGGCGGCGTTGGGCATTCTTGGGTTAAGTCTCGCTATATTGACGTTGGGCCTGCTCGTACCCCATTCACAGATCCTGAGACGGGCTTTACCCGGATGTTCATCCCCAGCCGGCTCACAGACAACCAAATCCTCCTAGAGAACGATCCTCAGTACAGATCTCGCATCCTCGCAGCTACTTACGGCAATGAGGCTCTGCGCAAGGCCTGGACAGAGGGCGACTGGAACATCATAGCCGGCGCCTTCTTCAACTGCTGGTCATCCAAGATGATCCTGCGGCCTGTTGCTCTCCCCGATTGGTGGACACGCTTCCGCTCAGGTGACTGGGGATCCGCCAGGCCATTTAGCTTTGGCTGGTGGGCCATAGCCGGGGATGATTTCAAGCATCCTGACGATGACCAGATCATTCCAAAGGGCGCGATCATTCGCTACCGGGAATTCTACGGATGCGAGGATCCGATACGTTCGCCCAATACCGGAGTAAAGATGCCGCCCGAGCAGGCTGGGCAACGTATATTACACCTAGAAGAAGGTGAAAAGATCAGTTATGGTGTACTAGATCCTGCGGCGTTCTCCAGCGATGGTGGTCCATCCATAGCGGAGCGCCTATTTACAGGCTCGAATGGTGTTTTAGCATTCAGGCGGGCCGATAATGCCCGTGTAGCTGGAAAGGGGGCGATGGGTGGTTGGGATCAAATGCGCTCCCGCATGTTGGGCGAGAACGGCATGCCCATGATCTATTGCTTCTCCAATTGTACAGACAGCATTCGTACAATTCCCATGCTCCAGCATGATGAGAACCGGATTGAAGACGTGAATTCGGATATGGAAGACCACGCGGCTGACGATTGGCGCTATGCCTGTATGTCTAGGCCTTATGTGCGGCCAAAGCCGAAGGAAGAGACTGAGCCGCGATTCATGCCCTATTCCCAAGAGCTTTTCTTCCCGACTCAAAAGCGCAAACGGATTGAGCGCATCTGATGGCGGATAATGGGGAAATAGCGGATTTGGTTGGTATGGCGCTTCAATACGCCAAAAATAAGCCATTTATCAAAGAAGGCGCGGACTCGTTTACGACTGGCCTAAGCCCTACACAAGAAACTGGATTCCAGCAGTGGGTTAAGCAAAATAATGTGCCGTTCAATCCTCAGCAAGGATTACAAGACTATGACATGCGTGGGTTTTATCAGGCGTTGATGGCCAAAGACCCTAGGGCCATGACGGCGGTTAACCCTAATGATTCGCAGCTGCACTATCCAGATTATTGGAAGACGCCTTACCACAAATCGTTCTCAGCCGAGAGCCAGTGGGCCAATCCACAGACCGCCCCTGTTTGGAACGAGAAGGATCAGCTTGTAACGCCATCTGGTGCTATCGTCTTTGATGAGAGGGCGAATCGTGGCCGATAGCACAGATCCGACCGGCTCAGACAGCGAACGTAACATTTCTGAGGCCCAGGGGCCCGGTAATCCCTCCATGCACGCGGAGACCAAGATCGCCCGATATGTGGAGGAGATTGAGCTTTACGACAAGGAAGTTCAGAAGTGGGATCGCCAGTCTAAGCGGATTATCAAGCGGTATAAGGACGATAGGGGCGGGGATGGAACAATTGAGAGCCAGGAGCGGCGCTACAATATTCTCTATTCAAACACGCAAAATCTACTCCCAGCCTGTTACGCCCGAAACCCCAAGCCTGACATTCAAAGACGTTTCAAGGACGCCGATCCTGTCGGGCGTGTTACATCAGATATCCTTGAGCGTTCAGTCAGTTATTTTTGCGATACTGACCATTTCGCTGCAACTTCTCGTCAGTCTGTTCTGGATTATCTGCTTCCTGGTCGCGGCTCTGTTTGGGTCCGTTACGTACCCCATTTTAAGCCGGCGACAGAGATTACAGACGACATCGGTCCCGGCAACGATCAAGACGATCAGGCCGAGGCACCACAGATAATCGATTACGAGGAAGTCATCCCGGATTACGTCCACAGGGAAGATTTCGGCCATAACATCTGCAGGACATGGGAAGAAGTCTGGCTAGTCTGGCGCAAGGTCTATATGACCCGCAAGGAGCTTGCTGAACGCTTTCAGGAGCGGCCTGGCAAGAAGGGCCTTACAGAAGCGCAAATCAATGCAATTCCATTGGATTACAAGGCCAAGACGCAGGACGGCAAGATCCTTGATGACGGCGTAAGCAAATCCGTGATTTACGAAGCATGGGACAGGACGCGCAGGGTAGCCCTGTGGATGCATAAGTCTGTCCCCGATTGCCTGGATTTGCGCCCTGATCCGCTTAAATTGGACGGGTTCTTTCCTTGTCCCAAGCCGCTTTTGGCCAATCTGGTCAATGACAGCCTAATCCCCACTCCGCTTTATGTAGAATATCAGGACCAGGCTTCCGAGCTTGATTTGCTCACGGCCCGCATTGCCATGATGACGCGGTGTCTGAAGGTCGTTGGTGTGGTGGATTTCTCGGCAGAGGCCCTCAACCGCATGTTTAACGAGGGAACGGAGAACGAACTAATCCCAGTCCAGCAATGGGCGCTGTTTGCCGAAAAGGGCGGCATTGACGGCGCCATGGAGCTTCTGCCCATCAAGGACATTGCCCAGACCCTCCTGTCCTGTTACGAGGCCCGCGCCCGGGTAAAGCAAGACCTGGACGAAATCACGGGCATGTCCGACATCATTCGCGGCGCCACAGACCCGAACGAAACGGCAACGGCCCAAAAGCTCAAGTCCGGCTTTGCCGGCCAGCGCATCTCCGACATGCAGCGCGACGTACAGCGGTTTATCCGTGAAACCATCCGCATTATGACGGACATCATTGCGAACCACTTCCAAATCGAGACGATCAAGCAAATCAGTGGTGTTCGATTACTCACAAATCAGGAGAAAGCCCTTTATTCTCAAGCATCTGGGGTGGTGACGAACGGAGGCCAAAATAGCCAGCCTCCAGTTCCTGGCCAGCCGCCCATGGCGCCCCAACCGCCGCCGCTTCCTCCTGGCATTACCCCCGACCAAATGCAGCAGATGCTGGAGGATCCCAGCTGGGAGGATGTGGAGCAGCTTATCCGCAACCAGGCTCTAAGATGCTTCCGGATCGATATTGAGACAGATTCGACCATCAAAGCTGATGAGGAATCGGAGAAAGCCTCGCGCATTGAATTCCTCAAGGCTGCAGGTGGGTTTCTGCAGCAAGCTACTGCGGCAGGCGCTCAATCCCCCGCCATGGTCCCACTCCTAAGCCAAATGCTCATGTTTGGTGTACGCGCCTTCCCAGTTGGCAAAGAACTTGAGGGGGCATTCACGTCCACGCTTCAGAAGCTTGAGAAGGAAGCAGCCAACCCGCAGCCCAAGCCGGATCCAGAGATGGCCAAGGTCCAAGCCCAGATGCAATCCGACCAAATGCAGGCGCAGCTGGACGCAAAGCTATCCATGCAAAAGATGCAGATGGAATGGCAGATCCAGCAGATGAAGACACAGGCCAATGCGCAGGCTGAGGCTGCTAATGCACAAGCCCAAGCGGCTGTCCAACAGCACCTAAACGTCCTGGAAGACCAGCGCCGTACCCATGAGCTTCAGATGGAATCCCAGATGCGCGCCATGGAGGCGCAGTTTGAGGGCAAGTTGGAACTTATGAAAGCACACATTCAAGCAGCGGCGTCTATCGAGGTCGCACGGATCAACGCAAAAGCGGACGATGGGGCAGAGGCCGAAGCCCGCGAAGCAGCAGGGGAAAGTCCATGAGATATTATATTGGTGGCGTAGCGTTATTGACCCTCTTTGCCTGTGCCCATGTTGGGCCAGCCAAAGCCCAGCAATCCACGGTTGTAACGACCTGTGGAACGCAGAGCATCCCTGCTGGCCAAGGAACTTCCGGAACTTATATCGACAATACTGGAAACCTTTGCACGAATGCCTCAGGTGGCGGGGGCGGGGGCAATGTCAATCTAACTGGTATTAATAGTGTTACCCCCTCCGTTGGGGCCGGCGCAACTGGAACGGGATCATTGCGCACAACGCAAGCCCAAGATACATCCACTGTTGCTGGCGCCGCCCCTACAACTACTGGCATATATGTAACCGGGCCATCTGCGGCGGCACTGGCAACGGCGGCACTACAGCCCACAAACGCTGCCCAGGGATCGACTACCTCCGGCCAGACTGGTCACTTGGTGCAGGGCGCCGTCACCACTGCCGCGCCGACCTATACCACCGCGCAAACCTCGCCGTTGTCCCTCACCACCTCGGGCGGCTTGCGCACGTCCGATGCGGCGGTTCTCGCTGCCGTCAGCGGCCCGATCCCAGCCCAAGTCACCAATGGCGTCAATATCGGCGGCGTTGACGGTCTGGCCGCCAGCGGCTCTACTGTTACGGGCAATCCGCTTCTTGATGGTGGCCGGGCCGCAACCACTGCGCCGACTGCCGTCACGGATGGCCAGGCAATCGCGAAGCAGATGACCGCCGAAGGTCGCACTGTTGTCGCCCCATACGCCATCAAGGAATTGATGGTTCGCGGCACGGCAACCAGCACCGACACATCTGCGCATACAATAATCGCATCAGCTGGCGGCTCGCTTAAAAACTACATTACAGGACTTCAGTGTGGTCGCACCGATGCTGGGGCAACAGCAATAGTCCTGACCCTTAGTGACGCAGCATCAACGGTGATTATCTTGCCGTCTGGTGGCGCTACGAATATTCAATTCGCCATCCCGCGCTCCGGATACGAATCCAGCAACGGGAACGACGGGTGCGGCAAAGTTTATGTCCTTGAAGTAAACCCACGCGCCTCGCGCACGGTGCCTTACGTTTCAAAAGCCACCGGCATCCCAATGGCAAAGATCGCCGCTCGCCTCATGACCGGCCGCAAGCT